CGACAGTTCTGTCAGCCCCGCTAAGGACTGCGTGGGAAACGACTACACTATGATCACGGACCGTGTGCTAAAACCACAGGAACAGTCTGATATGGATATATCAGATATTTCTGCGGTGGATGTCAAGTACATATCCGAGTTCACAAAGTTGTTGTTCCCCGATGGCCCGACCTTGATCCCCACTGATGAAAGATTCGTTAATGAGAAGATGTCACGACCAAGTCAGGTCGCTGATCGTCTCAGGTGCGAATCGGAAGTGGGCCAAGGAAATGCCAGCAGTTCATTCACTAAGGCGGAGTCATATAGGAAGGTCAATGCCCCTCGACTGATAACTCAGGTCAAGAGCATGAGGAAGTGGATATATGCTAAATATATTTACCCGCTCGCTGAGTATCTTAAAACCCTCCCAATGTATGCCCCCGGGAAGATCCCTGCGGAGGTAGCGGACAGAGTGTCTAGCGTGTGTGAGTTTGCGCTCATACATGGCTATGCCATAGCGAAAACAGATTATAGCCGTTTTGACGGCACTGTGAACGCTTTTCTGCGCTACTTCTTCTTCGAGGTTCTCAGGATGGGGTATGGTGACTACGTTTTCTCTGAGGAAGGACTGAAAGATTTAAATGTTCAGATGTTCCTGCAAGAGGTTGTCACTGCTTTAGGCCCGTATTTTACGGGGTTTGCGCTTGGATCAGGGATGATGGATACATCATGCATCGGCGGTTTGTGTAATATGTTTAACGCGTATTCTTACCTTCGTGATATTGGCTTTAGCCCAGAAGAGGCTTGGCGGATGCTTGGCATTTACCAGGGGGATGACGGTTTGTCAGTCATCCCACACTCACCCGAGGCGTATATTGAGACCGTGCGGAGACATGGCCAAGTACTCGAATTAGATCTAGTCACACCTGGTTGTGGTCGTGTTGAATTTCTCGCTAGAGTCTACAGTCCTAGAGTTTGGTATGGTTCCACTGATAGTTGTTGCGATATTGATCGTCAACTGTCTAAGTTATCTCGTGTTACAGCGGGTAACAAGAACCGACCGCTTTATGCTCTGTGGTGCAAAGCTCGAGGTTATTTGATTACTGACCCGAATACCCCGATTATTTCTAATATTTGCCATTCAATTGATTGGATGTGTGAATCCTTAGCATACCAGCTTCCACCTGAAGTGTTTGAAGGTATGTGTGAAAAGGAGAGGAACGACAATATTTCCTATTGGGCTCTCAGAACCCTCGAGAGTGGCTCTCCATTCCCAAACGACAACGAGGACGGTTGGATGAACGATTACTGCGACGAAGTCGTGCCCGGTGTAGACCAAGAAGCCATGCTCACCTGGCTGGCCGGCCTGCAGAGGCCGCCATCTACGCTACCCAGGATCGCACAGGAGCGTCTCATATTATCTGCCCTTAACGATCGGCCGTCTTTTGAACCGGCACCAGTGAACAAGTACAAAGGAAACGAAGCAAAGACCGTGGTTATTGACACCGGAAAAGATGCGATAGTATCCGATGGTCATTCGCCCGTCAGTGCTGAAAAGCCTGACGAGCCATCCCCTAAACACACTACAGAAGATTTCGCCTATCTCAATTACATTTCCAAGGGTAACCCTTGGGGTCTGGGAGCAGGTGGTCTAAAATGTCTATCCCTGGTAGGACAAATGTTGTTTGATGTAATCAATCAGTCAGAGTCGCGTAAGAAGGTGGTTATCTACACCGGAGCGAAAGGAGACACACAATTGATTGCGGCCAAACTGCTAAGTTCCTGCCGAGCGCGGTTGATATTCGTAGACCCAGGATTCGCAGACGACGATGTAAAAGAGTTGTCGGAATATGTAGTGGTGCGGAGGACTCGAATGAACCTGAAGATGATGACTGACGCAGTTGAAGATGCCAAGAAACACGGGAATAACGCTATATTCTGGATCGATGATGCATTTTCCAAAACTGGACCCGACCCTTGGGCAATGTTCAACGATATGAAGTTGAAGATCTTTGAGGCAATAAAGTCCGATTTGTTCGGTGCCTCAGTAAAGCTCATGATCGAAGAAAGTGAACGAGAATTGCTGATTCCTCATCCGGATGATGCTATTTACTTCCGGACCCCTGACGAACCTCCCTTCCACCCGGTTAAGGAGATTCGGATGTTGTACGTTCCTGACCCTAGTAGAAAAGACTTACCGAACATTAAGGCCAATTTAAAGGACATAAAGGTAGGCAACCCTGGTGTTGCCCTTATGTGTAGGTACTTGGCGAGATGTGAGGAGGTGTTATCTGATCCGCGTAACATACGGTCTAAACCAGCACGAGCCCCTAAGAATGGTGATCAAGGGGGGAAGCCTGCTTCAGGCAGCACTTCGTCTCGTGAGAAAATGAAGGTGAAGCTTTAACTTCATTTTGCGTCCTGGCAAGGACGTTAAACTTTCAGTAGGCTGCGGAGCCCACTCAAAGGTTTACTTTGTGTAGACATATGTCGAAACAACCAGTACAAAAGAACTTGAAGGTCAAGCAACAAGGCAACGGGGTTGCCAAAGCTGGGCCAAAACCAGCCACTGTAGCCGCCAAGCAGCAGATGGTCGAAAGGGTCGTAGTTAAGGAAATCCGACGTGAAGCAAGTAAGCC